AACGATGCTCACGCGAACGTTCTGGCTACGCTCCTCTTCGAAGTTGGTGTAGGTATCATCGTCCATGAAAATCATGTCCGGACCCTTACCAATTCCGCCCGCGTAGTGCGCGCACTGGCGGTAAGCCTTACGAAGCTTGTTCATACCCTCACCTGACCAGGTGCCAATGTCTTGGAACTGGTTGTAGTGGAAGTAACTGCTGCTCTTCGCCACGTTCTGAACAGTGTCAGTCTGGGTAGCTGGAGTCGCAAAGTCAAGAAGGCCATTCGTAACGCCAGTTCCGATACCGGAATTAAAGTCACCGTTGAGAGTCAGCATTCCCTGAAGCTCAGACGTGTTGAAAGCAAGACCGCGACTCACACCAGTGAGAAGGAACTTGTTCAAGTCAGCCTTTGCAGCTTCCATGGAAGTCTGAGGATACTCTTCGATTAGACGAATGATTGCCAACTTACCTGAGTTCTGAGCAAGCTCACGCTTAGGAATGTTGATTGCCATAACCAGACGATGAGGCTCGACCTCAAACTTCCGGATTTGTTGACGGCGGGTCATGTTCAGTAGTTCGTCACCAACGTAGACACCAACACCGCGAGCAGGAGCGCCACCGGAGAAGGAACGTTCAATCTTTGTTCCGCCTTCCATGGGCATACGTGCTTTTGAGTTAAGTGCTTCGAAAAGCTCATTACTACGAACAAACGAGTTTACTAGTGGTCCGCGAAGGTCCGCGAACGTAGTGTTCAGCAGTTCAGTACTGATAGACATTTTGTTCTCACATAAAGTAGTTAGAAAATTTAAACGATTTCCCGCCTGCCCTGTACGTTCGCCGGACTCAATTGAGCTACCCGACCGCAAATTGGGTGCGTATATTTTGTTTACATTACATCGACTAATAGTGCAAGTAACTAATTCAGTAAGATTTCTACGCGGTTACCCGATTGAGCCTATTCAACCACCGAACCCCTTCGTCGAAAATAGATTTACGTGATAAACTTACCGTATGGCTAACACAAAGAAAAAAGAAGCTAAGCAGCATAGCGGCGCAAAGTTTGCCGAAGCCCCAGGACTACATCAAGGAAAAATTAGGGCGCTATTCGCAACACCCGATGCGTTCGTCTCAATGTGTCAAATTGTCCGAGAAGACGAGTCTACAGGCTACATGGAGCCTACGCATACGCAAAAGAAACTCTTAAAAGCATACGACGAGAACCGCTGGCTTATGGTGAACAAGTTTCGCCAAGCGAAGATTACAACCGTATCCGTCATGTTGCTGCTTCGAGACTGCATGTACCTCAGCGGAGTCAAGGGGCTGCTTATCGCTGAGCGCCAAGATACCGCAGAGGATATTTTTGAGCGCATACTGTTCGCTTACAACAAGCTCCCAGATGATGTTCGAATGCCGCTGACACCGGGCAAGAAAGCTGGTGCCACACAGATGCAGTTTGTACACGGCGGCGGAATTAAAGTTCTGACTGCCGGTGGTAGGTCTCCCGCGATCGGACGCTCAATTGACCGCCTGGTCATCACTGAGTTCGGTGAAGCGCAATGGCAACGCAAGGCAGCCATCAACATCTTCCCGACGGTCAACAAGAGGCCCAACGCAAAGGTCATCCTTGAGTCGACGCCGGGCAGAGCCGGATCACACCACGAACAGATGTGGCGCTCGGCGCTCGAGGGATCCAGTCGATTCCACCCACTGTTCCTTGAGTGGTGGGAAGACGATAGCTGCCGAGAGATGGAAGAAGATTTTACGCCTAGCGTAACTGAACTTGAATATATGAAACGCCACGCGGGGATGAGTAAATATAATCTCGCATTCCGAAGGCGAGGTCTCAATACAGAGTTTGTCGGGGATACCCGGCTGTTCTCATGTAAGTACCCGTCAGACCCCTACGACGGGTGGCTAGGAACAACAAATCCCGTCATGCCGGCAGAAGTACTTAAGCCTTGGTTGGCTAAGGCGAAAGCTGACCCGCCAATGTCCATGCACGGGTGCCACGAGTTCGACGCACCTATCCCCGGAAGAAAATATCTAATCACCGCTGATCCTGCAGGCTTCGGTAGCACAGGCGATAAATCTGCGCTGACTGTGTGGGACGCCCAAGACTGGCGGGAAGTTGCTTTCTGGGAGGATCGAGAAACTCCCGACCGATTCGGGCAAAGGCTGGTACGAATACAAAAACGATACAACCAGGCATTGTTGGCCGTAGAGTCAAACGCAACTGCGTGTATCGCTATCCTCAAGGACCAGGGCACTCGGAACCTTTTGTGGACGGACAGAAACCACCCAGGCTGGTACGCAACTCAAAAACGAGTGCAGGAATCTGAAGCCCGACTTGTGCAAATGCTCCGCGAAGGAGACATTTATATCCGCAGTCGCGGAACCTTACATCAACTACTAAACTATGACGGCTCGAAGAAGAAACGCGTGCGTGGCGAAGATGGAATACTCCACCACTTCGACCGCGCGAGGACCGCTGTCATGGCCGCTGATATACTGTCGAAACGAAAGTTTAGCGCACCGCCGAAAGAAACCGGACCCACACACACCGCCGGACAAGTTACAATTAGGCAGCTTGACCAACACAAACACGCTAAGCAACAGCAAGCCACATCACCATTTAAACCCGCATCACTAAACTGGTCGTAGGAAATAATATGAAATTCGGTAGCAAAATGTACGGTGCCAAAGAGGCACACGCCGCTAAAACCAGCGCGAAAACGCACGACAAGAAAATGCGCTCAGCCGCGCTGAATAAATCGGAAGACAAGCCTAAGAAGAAGAAGCCTATTACCTCGGGCCCGAAAGATTTTCCACCGATTGTCCCTACGGATGATTCTCCGAGAGATCCGCAACCGCCTCCGCCGGCGCCTAAGAAGTAATCATGGCGTCCAAACTATCAAAGCTGATTGATCGTCACCTAGATTTCTACAAGAGGTCCGAGAAGACTTCGTTCGATAAGGCCCGAAGGTTCTATCGGGGTGACTTTTTCGCCAACACAGATAGTGACATGGGCGGCACGCGCATGGACTCGTATCTATGCTCGAAGAACTTAATCTACGCTATTGCGGACACCGCTGTTAGCGCACTGCTCGGACCCAACCCGACAGTCGCGGCGGTAGCTAGGACACCAAAATCACAAGATTCGGCAACATCTGTGTCGGGTCTTCTTGAGTACATCTTCCGATCTAACAAATTCCGACGTAAGGCATCAACCGCTCTAATTGACGCTGTTTTATGTAAGCGCGGAATCTTTAAGACCGGCTGGGATGCTGATCGAGACATGCCGATTGTCCGAGCCGTAAACCCATCATCGATATTCTTCGACCTCACCGTGAGAGACCCTGATGACATCAGGTACTGGATCGAGGCGACCGTCATTTCGTTCGATGAATTTAAGGATCGAGTAAGATCAGGTCTATACAAAGCCGAGCTTGTTAAAGACGTAACGCCTGATCGGTACCCAAAATGGTTGATGGATCGCAATCAACAGAGCGACACACAGTCTGTGCGTGACGCGTTCCAGTGGGTCACGATTTACGAGTACTACGACCGCGAAGGCGGCACAATCCAGCATTACGTTAAGCAAGCTGACGCCATCGTATTCGAAGACAAGATCGACTACATCCCGTACTCAATGTTTAGCTTGAACCAGTCAGGTATCGACTGCTTGGGCTTGAGTGAAGTTCAACTTGTTCTTAAGCAGCAAGAGACAATCAACGATCTGCTCACCCACATGAAGCAAATCACATATCTTCAGATTCCGCGAATCCTGTACGATTCCGGTCGACTCTCAGAAGAAGATCTGAATAAGGCCGTCGAAGCTAGCGCGGGCTCATTTATCGGTATCAACCCGTCTAATAGCGAGGCTCTACGCACACTTGCTACGCTGTTCTACGAAATGCCACAGCCTCAAAACCCTCAGGGTGTACAGGAGTTTGTTGCCCGCCAGGAAGACGACGCTGCGTTTATCTCTGCGCTTGCAGAGGCTGCTCGCGGCCAGGTTGTCGGCGCCCGCACAGCAACCGAGATGGCGATTATCGACGCTCAAATGCGAACACGACTTGCGACGAGAGAGGGGCATCTCAACGACGCAATCGAAGATGTTGCGCGGAAGGCGTTCTACCTCAGCAAAAAGTA